GCTGAGTTTTTATTTAGCTTGATCAGTTCAGATAAGTACCATTGAGCCTTTTGCAAATCTTCCAAGCCATTTTTATGTTTGTATCTCCATATATATTTAATAATATTTCCTTGAAGATAAAATTCGTACCCATTATCTGTGGCACTTTTAATTGCATCTATACATTCTACCTTACCTTTTCTATAGTGGCTTGGTCTATTCACGTTATCCTTTTTCATTTTCTTACTCCTATCCCTTTAAAGTCTTTTAAATCGTAATGGCACATAGGCTCTTGGTCTTGCCAGTCATTTCTATCTGATCTTCCACCTTGTTTAATTTGGTGATTGGAAGAAAAATCTAAATATCCTATTCTGTCTAACCAAGACACAATTAGTATTGTTGGTCTATGAGTGTAGAGCCACAAATCTCTAGCTTTCATAACTTTAGCTAAAGAAATAATATATGTGGGGAATGTACCAAATCTATGAGTTCTGCATTTTACTTCTGCAAAACCAAGTAACTTTTTTTCACGATACATTGCATAATCTAATTTGTATGATATGGGCAGTTTAAAAGAAGCCACGTTCCAAGAATTAGAAACGTGGCTTATTACTTTTTTTTCTGATGTAAGGTCGTTTTCCGTCTCGTACATAACTCGCATCTGTTAACCTTAACTTTTGTTTTTTTTATTTTCTATCCAAGAAATGATATCTTCTTTTTTAAATAATTTTTTTGAAAGATACTGTGATTTTATTATTTCAAATGGTTTGGGAAAATTTTCTTCTGGAGTATTGATAAAGCGATAAATCATACCCTTACTCAAAGAGAGATAATTAGCAACTCCACCTATAGTTAAATAGTCAGATGTAGTATCTGAATTATTGTCAGACTTCTTTTGAGTCATCTTCTTTCCTTTCATCTGGAGTGCCATCATCATTGAGCTTAACCATAACAATCATATACCTAGAGCCAACCCAATCTTTATGTAGTGCTTCTGGGACATCATTAGGGTGTATGGTTAATCTTATGTTAGTGCCATTTTTGTCTTGCATCATAGATGTTTTAACTGCTTCAAAATTTATGCTTGAAACACCTAACCCATCTGTTAAAGCATTTAGTGGTTCGCAGTTTACTTTTACTTCTTCCATTTTAATATCCTCTAGAATGGTATTTCATCATCATCTATAGATGGTGTTGCTTGAGCTTGAATTGGCTCTGGCTTCTGATAGCTTTGATTATTATCTTGTCTATCTCTCTCAATGTTGGCAATTATTCTAAGGTATGGATTACCTGCCTTAGAGAGTTTTTTCCAACCAACCAGATTCATTTTAGGTTCTGCTATTCCCTCTTCTTTTTGTTTTATTAAATCGTTGAGAACTTCCATCTCTAATTGAAGCATACCAGAGTAGTCTGGGGATTTCTCTGATCTCTTTTCTTTTTGAGTGAATAGTGATCCAGTCGCAGGGTATTTATTGTCCATCAATTTTCTCCTTTTTGCTTGATGCTATTTCATTTGCTCTTTCTTTAAAAAGAGTCTCCACTTGATCGTAGTCTTCTTTCGATAGTTCCTTTAAGGTATCTAGTGCTTCTGCATTGTTTTTCCAAAAGCCAACTAAATCTGCTCTGTTATCTGTAGTGGGCATGAACTGTATGAAAACTTCTTTAATCATAGCCAAACCTTTTTCATTGGTAACTGACCCATCTAAATGCTTGACCTTAACTACTGGCTCTTTATCAAAATCGACATTATCTGTAGTACCACCTTTTATGTCTTTGGGTCTTTCTTCCTTGAAGCTATCAGCTTCGTCTTCTGCATAAACATCTCCATGTAAACCCAGTAGCTTTAATATCACACGATCTTTAGCTCTTTTTTCAGCCATGGCATATGGATAACTATTTTTGTTATTAGATGGAGATGCTTCTCCAATAGACCATTCTGATTTATCGCCCATGTGACCAGTAACAATTAAACTGGCAATTCTTTTTTCTGAATTGGATTCAAGAACCTCTGGCTTATCAAATGTTATTTTGTTTTTTACTGCTACTTTTTCTAATGCCTTATGCAATAAAACATAAGTACCATGACAATCCCAACCTGCATTTTTGTGATCCATTCCTATTTCTTTTAAAGTAGAAACCACTTTTTCTGGTATATCAGCTTTCATTTTTTTCCTCTCTTTTCTTTTCTATTTGCAAACCAAAATCGTATCCTTTTCTGTAATAAGCTGAACTCTTATTCTGTTCGTACTTATCTTTATAAAAGATGCTATCCTCTATCCCTTGCTTAAATACAGAGAGATAGTTACTTCTTTTTGAATCAACTATGCTATTCATTGTTTAAGCCAATTTCTTATTTTATCTCTTATATACATATAAATTTTTATAGGCATACATACATAAGCACCCTTACCTTTGTTTGTTGCCTCAATTATATGCTCAGATATTAAAGATGATTTTGGCGATCTAGTACCCATTATTTTTCTAGATTTCAACTTAACAACTCCACTCTTTTTTCTTACTCTTACTACCTTTGTTTTTTTTATATCACTTGGATATTTTATATTATCTTCTGTCATTTTATACCTCATTGTATTGATCGCAAAATTTAGCAACTGAACAATAGTTGCCCTTACATCGTGTGTATTCTCCACCACGAAATTCTATTTCTGTAGCATCACTAGGATGCAGTCTATGTTGATGATAAACTTCTTGATAGTCATGAGCTGATTGTTCGTTATCAAACACTTTCAAAGCTCTCTTTAATTTCTTTTTCTTTAATGCCCAAGAGTTTTTCTTTTGCCATCTTTCATCGTTTGTACATAGAGGAAAAGAACCATTTAAATCATAATTTACTTGAGCCTCTTGATGAATTGAAATTCTTTCAGACACATAATTTTTTGCATCTTCTTCATTCCAAATAGGAATGTCTACGTAAACTATAGGTGCTTGTGGATAATCTTCTCTTCTCTCTGCCTCTCTTCTATTCCAATCCCTAAGTATTGCACATATTTTTATAGAACCAACTTTCCATTCTTTAAAAAAATGCTTTTCTCTGAACAGCCAAGCATAGCAATTTAATTGCTTTTCCCATTCCGGTTTGCCATGAATTACTGACCAAACTGATGTTACTTTGTAATCTATTATTGTTGCTATACCATCTTTGATTTCTTGCCTATCCATAGCACCGGATATAGTCCATCCATTAAGATCAGAGTACAATCTTTCTTCGTTAATAATTTTATCTGATGGATGACCTACCCTTGGGTAAGTGTTAGAACTTTCTAACACAGAGTGTACAGCAGTTCCAAACAATGCCCAAACCATATCGACAGCATCAATTTCTATCTTGTCATTATAAGAATCTTTCATTACTCTGACCCTTGGACTGTCAATTAAAGAGGTTACAGAAATATCTGCTTTACCCTTGCTGTACTTATCATTTATGGCAAAATCTACGAAAGGTTGGGGCATCCCAAAGTTGTTGGTTATTTTCATTTTAATCTCCTACTACACACATTTCGTTATACAGAAAGGAAAAACTATGTCAACACAATTACACACAAGCACAAATTTTATTATCTATGGAGAGCCGGCAAGCAAGGCAAACTCTAGAAAAATAGTTAATTTTGGGAAAAGATTTGGAGTAATAAAATCTGATAAAGCTAGAAATTATGAAAAAGAATTTGCCCCACAATGCCCCACATTAGAAAAACTTATTGAAAAAGATGTGAAAGTAGAGTTAATTGTATACTATGCTTCACGTAGACCGGATTTAGACGAAAGTGTTATCTTAGATTGTATGCAAGGAAAGATTTATGTTAACGACAGACAGGTCAAGCAAAAGTTTGTATATTGGGGTTTGGACAGAGATGCACCACGAACTCACATCAGAGTCACGACTTTGGAAACATGTGATGTGCCAAGCGATTTCTGATTCGTATCTAGGGGATAACAAAGAAAAATTATCTGTAGCAAAATGGGTAAAATCAGATGATTTTATTTACGTTTGTGACATGGCAAATTTTAATGCTGAGAATTTACAAAAAAAAATGAAAGAGATTTTAACTAGCAAACCTGTTGTGGCAAGATACATTGGGGAAAGGTTAAAAAAAGCAATTCAAAGCAGAGCATTTAACATGTAGTTATAACCATCTTTAGGGTTATAACCATCTATATGGTTATAACCATCTATATGGTTATAAATATATATAATATAAATATATATAATATAAATATATATAATATAAATATATAATATAAATATATATATATATAAATAAATAATTTTTCTTGTTGACGAATATTTTTTTTAGATTTAACTATGGGTTGTGTAGTGAGGAGAAATTAATGGAAATAAAACACTCAATTAGAGATGTAGGATTACGTCTTGGTAGTGGTCAGCATAAGATTGCTTGCCCTTTTTGTTCTAATTCAAGAAGAAAAAAAAATCAAAAAACTTTATCATTAAAAGTCAATGAAGAGGCATTATTTTATAATTGTTGGCATTGCAACGAGGATGGTGGAATAAAATTTAATGACAACAGCTTTAGAATTGTGAGGAGAGATAATGTGAGTAACATAAGCAAGCCAATACCTGTTGAACAGAAAAATGGATGGGGGGTTATTGGCGATGGGAATGGTAGCTTACAATATTTGCAAAGCAGAGGAATATCAAAAGAAACAGCAGAAAAAATTGGTGTAAAATTTACAAGGCAATACATCGCAACAGCACAAAAAGAAGTTCCCTGTATAGTTTTCCCTTATCAAAATAAAGGCATATGTAATTTTGCAAAGATCAGATCATTTCCGGAAAAAGGTTTTTCTAGTCAAGGTTCAGCTTTAAACTTTTATAATATTGATAACGTAAAAGAAAAAGATTGGGTCATTATTTGCGAGGGAGAAATGGACTGTTTGTCTTTCATTGAGAGTGGTTACGATAGTGTAATATCAATTCCTCATGGTGCTGTTATGAAAGTTGTTGATGGCAAAGTTGATCCCCATGACGATGGCAAATTTAAATTTATATGGAACTCAAAAAAAATATTAGATGGATGCGATAAAGTCGTCATCGCTATGGACAATGATGCATCCGGTGTTGCTATGGAAGAAGAAATAGCTAGAAGAGTAGGCAAGGATAAATGTTACAAGGTAGTTTATCCATCAGATTGTAAGGATGCCAATGAAGTTTTGGTTAAGTATGGGAAAGAAAAGCTAAAGGAATTAGCTGAAAAGCCAATCCCATATCCTGTTTCCGGATTGTATGATGCCTCTCATTTTTATGATCAAGTAGATGATATTTATGAAAAAGGAATTGGAACAGGGATATCCACAGGATATAAAGAAGTTGATGACCTATACACAGTCGTAGAGGGTCAGTTAACTGTTGTTACAGGGCATCCATCATCCGGTAAATCTGAATTTGTAGATCAAATAATGGTAAACATAGCAAAAGAAAAAGGATGGAAGTTTGGCATATGTTCTTTTGAGAATGAACCAAGAATACACATAGCAAAACTAATAAGTAAGCACATGGGAAAGCCATTTTTTGATGGGCATACACCTAAATTAAATAGACAAGAATTAGAACAGGGCAAGAAATTTGTTTTGGATAACTTTTGTTTTTTATATCAAGCTGATGGATCGCTATCTACGTTGCAAAGTATATTAGATAGAATGAAAGTTGCTGTTATGAGACATGGTATTAGAGGTGTAGTTATTGATCCATACAACTATATAGCAAAGGACATGACAACCTCTGAGACAGATTGGATATCTGATATGCTCACTAAGTTAAGAGTATTTGCACAGGCTCATGGAATACATATTTGGTTTGTTGCTCATCCTACAAAAATGATGAGAAAAGATGATGGCTCTGTACCACCACCAAAAGGATATGATATAGCCGGATCAGCATCTTTCTTTAGTAAAAGCGATGTAGGTATGACAGTTCATAGACCTAATGCATCAACATCAAACGTCAGCCAAATATTAATTTGGAAATGTAGGTTTTCTTGGGTAGGATCAATTGGGGAGTGTAATTTAGAATTTGATAAAATTACATCAAGATATAATTCTATTTCTAATATACAAAGAAGTAAGAGGGATATGTTAGCTCCACCTAAAGCAAAGGCAGTTAGGAATTGGCATGACAAAGATAATGAAGAATACGATGGGATCAAGTTCTAATAAAGATAATAAAAAGGACTATGGTGCAGAACTATTAGGCAAGCATCATAGTCTTAAAGCAGAGTTTATAGGTAGCTCTAATGAAGTAAGATTTAGAGTGGTTGATCAGTCAACCTTAGATAAGCTACTTATGAATGAT